CCACACTGTCGCCGAAGCGACCCCCGTCTAAACGGGGCCTGTGTAGAGCTTGATGCTGACGGCTCTACTTCGTCCAGAATGCGTCAAGTGCGTCCTTTCGTAAGGCTCAATGCCCTGCTTAAGGAAGAACTTGAGAAGTGCGCGTTCTCCATCTAGTGGATTCTTCGGAATCGAATCGACGACAACCCACCCCTTAGTTTCAGGGCGGTGAGTCTTCGGTCCGAGGCGAGTTATGTCATGTTCGACATCACTCCACTCTCCTAGGATCTGACTATCACGGCTAACTCGCGGGAAGTAACCCTCGAGTAGCTCCAGCAATTTACCCTTAAGGTAAGCTGCTGTCAACGTGTAGGCAGCGTCGTTGCATTGGTTGAAAAGACTAACCAGCGCGATGACTTCCTTCACATCCTGTCTGTCGTCGGGCCACTGCTTCCGGAACTTGACGTATGACACGTCCTGTCCATTGTAGTAGTCCTTACCACATGACTCTCTGAACTTTCCAGTCCAGAAAGACTTCTGGTAGTTCACCTTGAAACCAAAGGCCTCGAGAGTATGAACGACAGATCCGACATGTTCCACGGGGACAATCATATCGTCCCCGTAGACTTGCACCTTTCCGATCAGTCCGACGATGTCGGACTTACGGAGGCGGCGCCCAATGCTGTCTTCGATTCCAACGAAGGCGATCATCAAGAAGATGATCGTCTCCAGAGGGAACGTCAGTCCAGAACCCATGGACGCAAACTTAGCAAGAGGGACTATTTGTTCCCCGTGCCGAGTTCGAATGACGGCCCTAGTACTTCTAGAGGCCTGGATTGCACCATCGAGGTGCTCCCACCGCCCGGTCAAAAACCGGACGAGTTCATTCGGAATGCGGTCACTCGCCTCGGAAAGGTCGAGAGTTGCCAAGGCTCCAGTCTTGGAGCCTTCCCATGCAAGAAGTTGATTGACTTCTTGGCGCTTGAATCGGAGGAAGTGTTTGAGGATGTAATCCTGCTTCACTCCTTCTTTGATGCCACGGGCGATTGCCTGCTGTGTGTACTGCATGCAGACAGGCTCCGCGGCTATGATTCGAGGGGCACTCTGTGTCTTGGGGACGGCGATCACCCTCACGGGTGATTCGTCCTCCGGGTTACGGAAGTCGATCTCCTGCAAGGTATTCACATACCTTGCGTTCGGGAGCCAGTACTGATCGGCTGGAAAGAAAGAATCCAGCCTCCAGTGCCATGGGCCGAGCCACTTCGCGTTTCCGAGAAGTTTCTCAGCCGTTGCTCCAGGTCCATGCTTCGGGGTTAGTACGCCATTGGCGAGGTCATGATTGACACGACCAAAAACCCGATGAAGCAGAAGCATAGACATGCGAAGAAGCGCCAAATCCTCCTTCCGGAGGGTCGGCGGCAAGTCGCAGGTCGGAACCTTAACGGCCCGACCGACAGGCAAAGGATTTCTCTTTTGCCAGCGACCGACTTCGTCATCAGTGCTGAGGTACTGATCCATAGCATCGTACAGTTTCTCGGTTGAAACCGGGATCTGCATTTTGCCGTAGAAGCCGCACAACTGGCGAACTGCCAGTATAGCGTCGACATTCGGATCAGGCAACAGCATACCGCTCGCAGAACAGAACACCAGGCGGAGAAACCGACCCATGAAAATGGGCAGCTTCTGACGTACCTTAAATCCTGGTACGTCACCTGGGTCCACGAAGCCTTGATCAAGCCATTTTTCGAATGACTTGCCAAACTTCGGGAGAGCAATCGTGAGAAACGATTGCCCTTCGCGTTCTGTTCTATCCTCGACGTAGTTGTAGTCGAGGATGGTGTCGACGGCACATCGCCCGCCCATGTCTTGGGCGAGCACCTTCCAGAGAGACAGCAGGTTTTCCACCTACATCCCCTTTCATTAAGGGTGGGTGTGGGCTGGGTGCCCTGTGTATGTTCAGTCTCTCGACTGGTCGATCCCGTACCTTGGACACACGTCCAAGGCCACTGAGATCCTTTGTCAGCTTTCGCCGGCAAGGATCTTCGTCACGGCTGCACCGCTCGATGCGGTGAGCCACGCGAGGTAACCGTCCACGTCCTGCTTTAGCAGGGTCGTGTCGTAGCCGGGAGGAGAGTCCACGACGAGGTGCACAGACACAGTCTGCTGCACGTTCTGACCGCTGACCAGAGGGTTAGCGACCAGAGTGTCATGGATCATCTTCGCCATGCGACGA